CCTTTATTTCTAGCAACTGAAGGTAACCCTCCTTCTACTATTGTAACGTGAGAACTATACTTTTCTTGATATTTTTTAAGGAGTAAAATACTTCCATCTTCTGTTGAGGAATCTGCAATAATTACATTATATTTTTGGTTTTGACTATAAATAAAATTGAGGGTGTCTATCACTAAACGACCCTCATTTTTACAAGGTATAACTATTGTAACATCTTTATTCATCTACCATAAATATCGCGTAGAAAAAATTTTTTATAATTCCAATTTATCAAATGCTGGTTCAACTTCATCTTCCCAATAATCTTCATTATCAAAGTCAACATCTAAAGAATCTTCAGCATCGTAATATCCTGTACTATTAGATTCAAATATTCCTATTGTATTAAAATTCTCATCCCAATATTTTCCTGACGCCCTTGAGTTCTTATCAAAATTTTCTCTAAGAAGTGAAACAAGTTTTATTACCATTTCTTTTGGTGGATAAGCCGCACTTCTTACTTGTATTGTATAACCTTCATCAGTTTCTTCACAATCATCAATATCCAACCATTTGGTACCAAGTCTTTCAATATTTGTCTTACCTTCAAGACTGAAGTTTTCAGATATATAATTGAACCTATCTTCTTTATTTAATTTTTTTACTTCAGTGATTTTTTCTTTTAACCATTTGATTCCCTCTTCAGAACTTTCAAATAGTATGTTTGTTGTACATTCGCTTGCCATAATTTATTATTTATCTATTATATAAAAAAAAGATGATTGTGGATAAAATATTGTTATTGTTGAGTGATTACAATCTTTAAAACTAGTTAGATATATTAAACAATTTTTATTTGATTCGTCCATTGCTTTACATCTTACCGTTTCACTATTATTATCAATAATTTTTTCTAAATTTTCTGTAATCCTATATATTGAATTATTTTTATCATTAACACCAATATAGGTATCATAAAATGAAAATGTAATTGTAGAATAAACATAGTCATCATACATATATTTTTTATCTAATTCACTCCAATTTCCGGTTGAGTTTTTATATGTGATTAATTTAATAGGGTTTTGACTAAACGAACAAATACCGGATATCAGTATTAATAAGATTATAATTATTTTTTTCATGTTATTTTTTTTTAATAAAAAAGGTGGGGTTTTTATTTCCCCACCTATTAATTTAGATTAGAATGGTAATTCTGAATCAACCTCAGAATCGATTTGAGGGTCATTTTGATAACTATTAGATGAACCACCTAATACTATCTCAGATGATGAACTATCACCATACACATAACCACCTTTATCTGAATCCCATCTTGGAGTTTCTCCACGAGCAATCGCCTCAAGATATTCTGTTGGTTTTTTAGAGTAAACATCTCTCCAACCCAATTCATCACTCACCCAATCATTAGCTTGAACCTTATCTTCATGAACCGGACTTGGGTCATCATACATAACTGTCTGAATGATTGTATAATCCTTACCTTTTGGTGTTTTAGCTTTTGCTAATTCAATGATAAGGTCACGTCCTTTTTCAGGGTCTGTAACATCACCTTTTGCTCTCCAAATAGGAATGATTTTATCAAGAACTCCTTCGTTCTTATAGTTGTGTTTAAAACGCCAGAATTTAACACCATCTTCAGGTTTATCTCTATCAATTACCTTAACAATATAAAACTTACGAGCTTTATACTGACTTGCCAATTGTTTGTCTGATTCTTTTCCTGTGGAAATTAATTCATCGTAAACTTCTGTGAGAGGAGAACGTTCATTATCGTTCTTTGCTGGGTCGTAGATTTTATTCCATTGTCCACCTACTTGAACTTCATGGAACCACGCTTCTACGAATGGTGAACTACCATCTTTCGTAGGTAAAATTCTAATTCTTTTTTGTGCGGAATTTTGATTTGCCGGAAGAATAGCTGCGAAGTATTTCTTCATACGCTCTTCTTGTGACATCTTGTTTGAGCCTGTACCGCTCGACTGTTTTGATTTTTCGTACTGTGCTAAGACCGAATCTAATGTTGACATCATAATAATTTGTTTTTAATTTTATACTAATACCTAATTATAAACAAACTATTTAATTATGTCAAATTAAATTCCTAAAGTTTTTGGTGATTCGGGATTAAATGATGTTCTTATTTCAGATGGTGTGAAATTCTCAACATCATCAGTAGTTAAAATATATTCATTTTTACCTGATTTTTCCATATCCGGTTCTTTATCAATAAAGAAATCACTTAATTTTTGATTGTAAGGACCTGAATCTAAACTTCTTAATTCTAATTTTTCCTGTGGAGTTTTAGGACGATATTTTTCTATTTTTTCTTCTAAAGAATTAATTTTACTAACTAAATTATCCATCTCACCAAGTTTTTGTTCCATTTTTTCTAAATGTCCAAATAGTTCAGTAAAATAATTATCTTGTTTTTCATTGTTACTTTTCTGTGCATTAACTAAATCTGTAATATCTAATTCTTCAGAATCAGTTTCATCTTTTTTAGTATCTTCAGAACTTCCTTCAGAATCTATTTTTTCAACATCAGGGTCGTTTTCAACATCAACCGGTGCCGGTGTTTCGCCTGTTGCAGGTAATGCTGCCGGGTCTTGTGGTGGTGTTCCCTCAGCTGCCGGGTCTTCATCCGGTGCAATTGGTGGAACATCTTGTTCCATAATATATTTATTAATATTATTATACCTCTTTATTTCCTCAATTATTTTATTATCAATTGTTGACATTTACTTACCCATTTAATAGTTGTTTTATACCTTTTGCGGTTTCTACTTTTACTTTTCTATTGATTGTTGTTTGATTTCCGGCTCTTTCAATTAAACCATCTTTTTCTCTAACAACATAACAGTCTCCTGTTTCCAAATCACAAACTTCTTTGGTTCCGTCTCCGTTATTTTGTTCAGAATACTTACCTTGTTTACCTAAGTAACTATTCAATTTTGATGTTAAATCCATAAAATTATTTTTTTTTATTATGCCATTCCTAATTGCATACGGATAAAATTACCCGCTGATTCCACTAATTCAGATATATTCTGATTGTGAGGATTTTCGTTTATTGCTGTTTGAGCAGCATCTTCTAATATTTGTTCCATTGGCATCATATTCATAGCTTGAACCGCCAATATTAATCCCAACATAAATTGGTCACATACTAATTTAACCATTATAATTTCTCTCATAATAAATAATTTATATAATATAAATATCTAGTTTATTGTAAAATAACTAATTATTATAAACCTAATGTATCTGCCAATTGTAAAGCGTCTTCAACTATTGATAAACGATTTTCGTAATCTAATTGATTTTCGTTTTTATAATTGGTATACTCATTTTCACTCCAACTTTTATTCCATTTTTTAATCCATAGTTTAAGTATATTTTCAGCACTTAAAGTAATAGTTGAATTAGGTCCCCACTTATTTTGTAGAAATTCATACATTTTAGCCTCACTTTCAAAAGTTGCAAATGGTATTGACCCAACGTTAGGTACACTCATACATAAATATTCTTTATTAAAATAATTAGTTAATCCGTCAGGCCATGAATAATTTAATTGGGTACCACAATAATTTTTATTAAACGCAGTAAAAAATCCATTTTGATATGAGTACAAATACATAGTAACAAAAGATAATAATCTAGTTATTTTATTATTTGTACCACCATTAATATTACTTTTAATTCCATCAGCAACTGTTTGTGAATTAATTGTTGTTAAAACCTGATTTACTGAAATATAATTTTTATTTTTAAATTTTTGTTGTAAACTATTTGTACAATTATTCGGATTATCAACAGTTATACTACTACTAACAGAAGTATCACTATTATAAACCGTATTAACAGTTGTTGACGTAACACTTGTTTTAGTATCAGTTACTTTTTGTGTTATTTTATTTTTTAATGTCTCAAACAATGTTTTTGTTAATGTTTGCATGTAATTTTCTAACTTGGGTAATGCAAATACTTGTTGTCTAATACCAGTAAAAGTGGTTTCAAATCTTCCCGGTGTTATTGTATGTTTAACATCCAATATATAATAAGGACCATAAAACATAGGTACATATCTTAAATTAAAATACATTGTTGGTTGTATCATAACATTACCTAAACATTGAACTCTAGATTGATATGACCTTTTATTATAAAAATTCCAAAGTGATACGTTCTGAGTTGCACTTGTTCTTCCATTTGCTTGATTAATTAAATTATCCATTTGAGTTAACGATTCTGAAGTTTGTTTACCTAAATCTTGAGAAACATCAAAGTGATAAAAAACGTTTTGATTTCTAACACCAATATCAACATTAAATCCAACAACTTTATTAGATAATCCCCAATCAGTTTTACCATCTAATTTATCAAGTAATGGGTTATCTCCACCACATTTTAATTCAAAAGAATCATTTTTAAATCTGATATTATCATTCTTATCATTAGCCAAATGTTCACTAGGTTCTGCGGCGTAAGTACATACTAACTTAGGTGATGCACTTCTTGTATCGACATTTAAAAAAGTACCAAATAAATTATTAGCAAAATCTAAAGTACCTTCTGTTTTAGGAATGTTATTTTTCGACACTTCTTGTACATTGTAGTAATTAATATATGCTGGATGCATCATACATATAAAATGATGAATAGATAAAATAGATTCTAAATAAACATAAACGGAAGAACCCTCATTAATATTATTTAATAAGTTTTTAACTTTAACTGGGTCAATATAAACTTCATCACCAATATTTCTATTTGCCCTATCTAAAAGTAAGACATCTTCCATAAAGGTTGTCTGAGTATAATCATACCCCGCAATCCAAGTATCATTTATAGATTTAAACTTTTCCCACAAATCAATTTTAGTTTGTTCTCCCTCTAAAGAGGTATCAATACTTTTTTCTTTAGTTTCAACAATATTAGGTAACCCTGTTTGAATTTTATTACACAATAAATTAAAGACTGTATTAACAAATGTTTGATTATCGTTTAGATAAGTATGTAAGTCATTTGTGAATTTAGCTTTATTATATGTCGAATCATTTTTCTTTTTTGTTGCATATATTTTAATTAACGGTGCTAATGTTTTTACTGAATCTGATATAAATTCAATATTCATATCAATAAAAAAATCAGTAATTGTTGACCCGCTATTAGTATATTTTAACTTTGGTTCATCTGAAAATCCGACATATGTTTCTAAATCTTTCCATGCTTGAGGGTTACTTGACTTAGAAGATGCTAATGTTACAGAACCATTAGAACTTGGTAATGTTCCCTTAACATATAAATTATAAGATATTTTATCTTCAATAAATTTTCTAGTGTCATAACTATCAAATAATCTTCTGTTATATCCTGATGGATTACCATATTTAATAACCACATCATATTCCATAAATCTTTGTATAGTACTAATAAAATTAGTATATTGAACACTTTTAACATCATTAACAAAAACTTCAGAGTTTGTATTAGTGGATGCACTTGTTGATAACATCTCAATCATTAATGATTGAAAGTTTCTATATATATTATTATTATCTATTTCCGCTTTAGTTATATTAACTGTTCTAACACCAGTATTTTGATTAACACTCACTTCAGTATTATACATTGACTTAGAAAACTTTAAAAATTCCTCTTCTAATATATCTAAAATACTTTTATCAAAAACAGAAAACATTTCTTCTATATTAGTATAATCGTCAGATTTATTTAAAGAAAAAGATTCTTGTTGATTACGACCGCTTAATATAGTTTTCATATACTGTAACGGAGATGGAATATCAACCTCATTATTGTCAAAATATCCATAATTAGGTAATGACCACATAGTCCTAACAGAACCATTAATAACCGCAGGATTTGATTTTATTTGTTGATATAACTTACCTCTATTATCAAAACATTCTAAATAAGCTTGATTTATATTTGAACCAAATGAAGGAACTACATATTGTTTTGATTTTTTTGTATCTAACAATAAACAACTCCAAGTTCTAAACTTTAAAATATCATTTGGGTTTGATGGGTCGTAATTTAAATTTTTTACAAATGATGATGTATCATTAAATGTTAAAGTAAATCCACTTGTTGTGTTATCTAATTGAGATTGTATTGCACTATCAGTATACCCTGTAAATAAACTATAACCTCTACAAAATATATTGAAATCATTAATTACTTTAGGATAAAATCCAACATTCATTGATGTTATTGTACTTGTACCAACGTTAGTTGTTGTTTGAACACCTATTGTTTCTCCACTACCTTTAATAGTTAAATTATATATTTTATTTGGATTTAATGTTGCTGGGTCAAAATTATTAACACTATTAAAATTAGTCCAATCATTTTGTAATATATCATACCCGTTTTCTACCCATATTTTATATCTATGCCATATTGACCCATATTTTAATATCCAAGCATATGGTAATTTATGTAATGCACCAAATTTTTTAAGTGACGCAAAAATATAATCTAATTCATTACCAACATTATTTTCATACGTCTTAAATTTCTCTCTTAATGTTGCTAGAGGTAAACTATTTAAAAATAAAAATGCCGATGAAACATATGGATGTGTATTACCGGTTAAAAAATTTGTTACCCCATTTTGTATAGAATTAACAAAATAAGGTGTGTTTAAAATTGAAGTTGTTTGAGTATCTGTTAAATTACCAACATAATTTTTATAAAAAACACCCCCTTCAGTTGGTTGTTGGTCTTCTATATTTCTATCATCATAAAAACTTTTTAAGTTTATTTGAATTGGTTGAGGTTCATTAGAAACATAAAAATTAAAATTAGTTATTGGTCTTTTTTCTTTAGTACTTGTTTTTGGTGAAAAACTTGAAATCATTTTTTTATCCATATTTACTTCTAACACTTTAGTGGTGTTGTAAATATCATTTTGATTTGATGAGTCTCCGTTAGCCAATCCTGACTTAAACCAATTACTTACACTAAATGGAAATGTGTCTGTAAAATCAGCATAATTAGTTTTAGTTGATTTTAAATAATCCGTTAACTTATTTATTTGACTTGGTTCTGGATTTACTATGTTAACCCCTGAAAGTAAAATAGAATTGTCTAATATACTAAAACTATTATCAACTTCATTTTGTATATAATTCGTAACAAATTCATCTCTAATAAATTTTTGCCAACTTTCCCCTAATCCTCCATTTGATATATGAGATAAAAATGGTACATAATTGGTAGAATTAAATCCATACTGTTTTAACTTCTGTATTAAATATGGTGAATCTGTTTGTAATGATAATTGAATATTTAAAAACTCAGTCTCAGCGATTAAAGATGTTATTTCTTTTTCCGCATCTTTTTTTGCAAATCTCTGATATGTTCCCATTAATAACATTCTTTCCCATATCTCGTACATGAATTTAGATTCTTGTTTATTTGCAAAAATTACATTACTTGTTGGAAAATCAATAGAATTTAGGGATACTCTATTAATTGTGTTAGCATCATTAGTTGTTGATGCTCCGTCATTTATTTTATTTTGAGTTTTTACTTTACCTCTTAAAAATTCTTCCACAAATTCTATTTCCGGCCAAACATCGTAAAGATAACCTTTAGTTTTAGAAACTACTTTTGGGTCTCCCGGATATGCTAATACATATTTTTCACCTTTCTCATCATTAGTTTCAATAAAATATTGTGGCCACGGATATATAGGTATTAAATTACCTGATGATGTTTGTACGGAACTTTTTGAATCGGTTGATGCTGCTGTCTTATCACTACCTAATACTGAATCTCTTCTATATTTATTTTCTCTTTCTTCCCAAGCAGCACTATGTACATCACACATTAATCTTAAAAATCCTTCAGCACTAGCTAATAATACCGCAATAATATTTTTTATTGTTGGTTTAAATCCTAAACCTCCTTGCTTGTCTTGTAATCTACTAGATAATAATTCACTTAACTTTCCTTGTATCTCACTAATTTTTGTATTAAGAATATTTTGTATATCCTGTATTTGTTTTTCAAAAGAACCTTGACCTTCAAAATAAAACCAAAGGTTTCCTTTATCTTTTGGTAAAAAATTAAAATATATTTGTGTTTTGGCTTTTAATGCTGCTATTTCATCTACATTACCTCTTTTACCATTTAATTGGTAATAAGTTTCAACAAAATCTATAGAGTCCGCATTTATATCAGGTACCGGTACAAAATCATTATAATCAATATTATTAGGTATTGTACAATTTATCTCTACTTTTCCAACTTTAACTTTGTTTCCTGAATTTCCAAATGTTTTATTTTCTGATAATTTTTTATTGTAAGTACTTATTTTACTTTTTAATTCAGAAATTGCTGCATCTCTTGTGCCCGCTTCTCTAACCTGTTTTTTAAAAGTATAAATTTTTCTACCCGTATTTTTTTCAATATAAAAATTAGCGGTATCCATATATCTATTAAACCAAGACTCGCCAGCATACAGAAATATTTCTTTTTCATATTCTAATAAAGTATTTCTATAATTGTCCGCATCAGTTATTGGTGACATATCGGCTTCACTAAATGTATTTGCTATATATGTTTCTAAAGATTCTAATCTTGTTATTAATTCTTGTAATGTTATTTCCGGAAAATCGTCATCAACTAATCCTTTGGCTTTATATTCGGAATAAACTTCTTTTATTTTTTGATAACCTCTTGATGATACAATTGTTTTAACATCGGCTTTCGGATTTGGTGGTCCAACAAAATTAGGGTTACTTTCCGGACTTATTGTATATTTTGAACTATACATATTAGGAAGATACAATAAGTTCTTCATTGGTAATTGTGTCAATACATTGTATTTGTAAGCATAAAACTTAACAGTTATTTTAAAATTACCGCTGGTTGAATCAAATCTAGCATTAAAGGTTCTTAATGCTAATTGATACTTTACTGCTTTCCCCAAATAACCTTTAACTGTTAAATAAAATAAAGGATATGGATAGTTAAAAAATACTGAGTATGGTGAGTTTTCTCCTTTTTCAAATAAAGCTCTACCTCTAATATCTTCCATCTCTATAGTTACTTCCGGTGCTAAATTCAATTGAGTATCTATACTAATTTGTGTAATCCCTAATAACTGAGTATCAATATTATTTGATATATTTTGTGAAACGTAATTATCTGTAGAACCATCTGAAGATACAATACTATTTTTTTGTTCTATTATTTGATTTGAACCCATACCATCAATAGAATTCAAACCTGTTATCTCATCAAGGTATTCATCATTTAGGAATGTTTTTCCTCCGGGTTTTAAAAAATTAATTTTGGCTATTGATATTGTTTGAGCATTAAGATTACCATTAGATGATGATGATAATCTAGTTCTTGGAAATAAAGAACATTCTAAATTAGCATAATAAACTAAATCCTCATGTTTTAATTGTCTTTCACTAACATTACCTAAACTATCGACAGTTTTATTTGGGTCTATTAAAACAATATTTTGACAATCAAATTCTACTAATATATTTTCATCGTTACCTACCATAATAAAAGAAATAATTTTTTAATTGTGCTTCATAATCTTGTACGGATGCCACTAATGGATAAGGTATATTTAATAAACCACCATCCGGTATATTCCATTCTAAACCACCGTATTCAGGATTTGATAATAAAATTAACCAACCAAATAAAGGTGAACCATAAAAATCTTGACTTATCTTGTCAAGTCTACTAACTCCCACTTTATAAAAGTATTTTTTATCAGATGCCTTATAAGGTAACTTAACAAAAGGAACAACAGTTTGTTCCCCATTTATTAAAAAATTAATATATCTATTAAAATATAAATTAGACATTAGTTAAATTTATTTTTTCCATTAAATGTTTTATCTTCAGTATTTGAATTACCATCTTTATACAAATTTTGTAATCTTGTTTTTTGGTCTGTCGTTCCATCAATAATATCATCAAAAGTAAATTTCCTTACTTTATTAGCGACAAATGGTGACCATGGATTATAAGTTTTTTTATATGGACTTGTTAATTGTTTATCCACAAATGTAACTTCTTCATCATGTTCTTTACCATATGTTTTAATTCTACCATTAAATTCATTATCAAATACATCAATTAATCTTAATCCACCTGAACCACCTCTAGGTTCTTGAGCAATACTTTCAGGAATTACATTACTTCTAAAAGTTAAAAAACTATTCTTATCAAGAATTATTTTACTCATAGCGGTATAAAATCTTTTTTCTGCATTTGTACAATCAGGACAAGCACCAAAAACAAATCCATCACCATTACCTTTTAATTCGATATTGTTTAAATCAAATGTTTTTTCAACAAACCCATTTTGTTTTAATATATCATTATAAAAAGAATATAATTTAGTTGTGCCAGATTTGTAGTCTTCAACCAATTCATCATAGGTATTATTTTGAGCAGACCCTGCTAAAACTTCAGTTGTTGCACTTATATTATATATTTTAACCGATTGGTCAGATTTAATAAATCCATCTGTTTTTGTATCAACAATATCTAATTTTCTAAAAACTCTTGTTAAAGTTTGTTGATTAGTTGTCAATTCTTGATTAATCATAGTTAATGAAGTTTGAACAATACTTTGTGTATTTTTAACTTCATTAATTAAATTAGTCTTTACTTGTTTTATTGTTGATGTTTTAAAATCTTCTTGTTTTAATACTTTTATAAAATAAAAATTTTCATTTTCAATATCACTAACAACTTTATTAAATAATGCGGTTAGTCTTTGTTCCATATTTTTATTTTTACCATATATGGATATTAATTGAGGATTTACAAATTCTCTTGTGGAACCATAATAATAATTTCTTTCAGATGTAAATAACGTATTAATTGGTAAATTAAAGTCTTTAACCAATTGTACCGTTTTATTTGATACTGAATCAATATACGACTGTCCCGCAGTTATCATACTATCCATAATTTTTTGATATGTTATAGTACCACTAGTTGTAACCGTTGTTGCGGTTGACCCGGACTGAGATGTATCCCCAACAAATTTATCTTGTATAGTTCCAATTGTTTGTCCTCCTTCGTTTTGTAGGTTATTCTTAACATCATTAACACCAACTACAGGTTGTTCTCCAATAATTGATTTAACTATATCAGCATCTATCTTTTTAAATGAATCATCAGTAAAATCAGCCCTATCATCATACATTTCAGTATTACCATAAAAGTTAAATGATAATGCGTTTTGTAATTTATCTATTGGTTCTTTAAGTCCTTGTCCACCCACAAAATTAAAACCCATAGTTATCTTGGCAATCATTGGTTGAACTCCAATACCTTCAGGATTTAAATCAAAAATTAATGGTTCATATGCAATACCTAAAGATGTTGGTATTATTTTACTATTATAAAAATCACCAATTCTAAGTACCAATACAGGTGGTGCTCCAAAATTAGTATTAACTGAACTATTATATTTAGGTTTACCATCTGAACCTATAATAGGTATTGTATCACCAGGTCTTGCACACTGTTGTAAGAATGTTAATCTAGAATTTAATCCTTCAGGTGTCATTGAGTGAAATGCTGGCGAGAAATATTTTATTTTTTCCTTAATAGAATCATAATACATTGGATTACTTTCTTTAACTAATTCAAAGTAATCACACTCAGATAAAAGATATCTTAATATTTTTTTACTAATACCGTCTTTTATTTTTTGTGTTGTAGTTATAGTTGGGGGTACCGGTGATGCACTTTGGTATCCTGGTGGTGGTTTTGTTCCGGTTGATTGTCCCGGACCTGATTGAGTAACTTCAGTTGCTGAATTACCATTAACAGGTTGAGGTTTTGTAGGATTTATTTTTGTAATCGCCACTCTTCTACAAGCCATCGCTTTTACTGTATAAATTTCAGTACTTTTATTTGTTGCTGGGTCATTATCAGTACAATTAAAACCATTTCCAACATTTTTACCACTACCTGTTTTAGGAGTAACTGTTGTTTGTTCCCCCAATGTTCCCTCATTTTTTATAACTAAAAAACCATTTTTTATATATTCTTTAAACACACCACCATTAACATTACTAAAATAATTTTTTACTGAATCTACCCTTCTTGCAGATAAATTAACATTATATGATTTAGTATTAGGTGCTGATGCACTTCCTACTAATGTAATTTCAAGTTTAGGTTGTTGTCCTTGTAATTCTTTAAACACATCAAAATATGCCGTAATGTCTTTAACTAAATCATTCTTAACATTATTAAAATTATCAATAACAACATCACTAAAAAAGTTTTTAACACCATCTTTACTATTTGCAGGAGCATTTGTTTGATACGTACTTTGTAATCCTATATATCTATTATATTCAGTTTCAAAATTAGCTGTAGTTGTTTTACTTGTTGTTTTTGGGTTAGGATAATCATTATCAAAATAAAAACCTAAATTTTCATACTTACCAAAATCAGGTACATTAACATCATTTGTTTTTGTATCTACTGTTGTTGGTGTTCCTCCTCCAACTGTTTGAACTTCAGTTGATACTTGTTTTATATCTTCAGGAACTATTGAATTAGTTATAGTTTGTTGTAATACAAATAATTGGTCTGTAGGTATCGTATTCCATCTTTTTGCTAATTCATATATGTCGTACTTTAAACATCCCGCAAAGAATGAGTCAACTATTGAATTAAGTTTTTCAACACCCTTAACATCCTTTAGTTCTTTATCCACTATAACATTTAATATTGATGGGTGGTCAACAATTATTTTCCAACTTAATTGACCACTTCTTTTCGTATTAGTATATGTATAAATTGGTTCAGGTCTACCCAAGAAATTATTATCTTGGAAACTTGGTGTAATTGTTTCACTAAATGATATATCATATGGGGGGAACCACATTACTCTACCACCATTAGGTCCTCTTTCACAAACAGGTAAATCATTATATGTTAGTCCGGGTCTGTTAGAAGTTCTCCACGCTAAATTCTCTATTGAAAACATGTATTTTTTAACTTTACCATCAACTATATTTGTTGAACCCGGATTCTTTAATGGTGCAATGTTTAAATTGTATGTATTATCTAAAACAGAATATGTAAACTTTCTAATATTACCATCTGTTTTTTGTAAATCAGCATAAGTTAAATAGGGGGTATCTTTTGTGAAAACACGACAATAAACATTATCAGATTCGTAAGACCCTTTACTTGGATTTGAATATCCAACAATTCTTGAACCTTTTGTTATTTCTTTATATCCATCATTAAAAACCTTACTTAATTGATTAATCGCATTACCAACATGAGATAATCTTTTAGAACCTTTTGGAGTTGAATCGAGAATCTTTTGGGTATTATCCATTATAGAATCTTCTTTGTAATTAAACTCCGTACTTAACACCGGTTCTATTTGAGACCTAATTTCATTGTAAGAAGGTCCTTGAGGGCCTTGGTCTCCACCGACAGTTGCTTTATAACCTGCATTATTATATTTTGGAGAAACCCAAACTAAACCATCTGTGATACCATAACCATCTGTATAAGAACCTCCGTTTAAACCTATTTTTAGTTCATTTGTTGAGTTATTTTCATATAACTTAGACATTTCACTAGGACCTAACACAATCGCTTGTGTATCCCTACCTAAACTATCCACAGGAACTTGTCCTAATGGTGAGTTAACAAACGATGGGTCTTGTATTGAAGAACCAACATAATAATTTGTAGGTACATCAACTTTATTTGAAACACCTAAAACATTTAAAGCTCCCTGTAAAAAATCTTGAGCTAAATTTCTATTATAATTTGGTTTATATTTGTTATAATTTAAATTTCTAAATAACTGTGATGATTGACCAGAACCTGTATTTTTTAAAAATACCTCAGAAGGACTTTTACTTCTAATAACTTTAGGTCCTAAAAATTGATTAATTGGTCCTAAAACACTCCTAATATTTAACGCATTTGATATTTGATTTACAGTTGCAGATTGTCTACTATATTGTTCATCTTCAAAATAATCACCCGGTATTGGTGATGAAGGTAAATAAGTACCTTGTAATCTAGCTAAAAAATTACCATTAATATTTTCAGGTGATGTATCAACAGTTATTTTATATGTTGAATTAGATAAGTTAGTATTTCCTCTCAATGGGTCTGTTGCCCCTCCTAAAATTGAACTTAATAAACCAGCATTACTATTTGATAAATTATTTGAAGTAACTGACGCCTGTGTTTTTTTTAATATTTTCTGTAACTCTTTTGCACCTAATTGAATAATAAAAGAATCTTGAGATAAATTACCATCACTACCTGAAGGATTGTTACTTGTTAATATTGAATATGGTGTATATGTTGAAGGTACGAAACTTAGTGGTTCCGCATATTGTTTAAATAACGGTGTTTGTATTATGTTATTAAGTGAAATTAAATCTAATGGACTTGAAGAACTATATTTATTTCTTGTTGGTACTTTTAATTCCTCTCCTTGACTTAACTGTGGTAATTTAGCATCAGAAAAATCATAAGGACCTAAATTAGATTGAGTATTCGCTAGTCCTCCAGCATTGATATTTTTATTATATCCACCATTTGGACCATAAGCATTTAATGGATATAAAACATCTGCAAATACATCATCAGCAATAAGATTATCCGGAGAATCAATTACATTAGATACTGTTAAAATAGTTTCATGTACAATATTCCCTGCCGGTGGATTATAAACTCCGGGAACTGTATATGGAGATAAGTTCTTAACTAATAACTTATTTCTAAAACTTTCAGTAGATGCAAATGTTAATTGACTAGGCATTTTATTTATTTAATAATAAATAGATTAGTATTAGTTTTTTATTATACAAGTTGTGGACGATTAGACACATTTGCATTACCTTTTAATGTTTGTCTATTATCAAGATTATTCATTACCATATTAGTTAATATATTTTCAAATCCAGCACTTTGTAATGCGGTAATTACTTCTGTTTTCATATTAGCAGGATTAACATTAATATTAATAGTTCCGCTAACATCAACAGAATTAGAACCCGAATTTGTAGTATTACTTGATACTGTATTTACGGTTGTTGGTGTTGTTGAAATAGTCGTTGTCGGTACGGTATTTACACTTGTTGGTATGACTGAACTTATTGCTTTACCTGTTTTTATACTTTTTATAACATCTTGAAATGCCTTTTCAATATCTTTTCCCGCATTAATTAATTGTGTACCCATATCTTTAATTCCTGTATCAACATTTTTTCCATGAATAATCATATCATCCATATTTTTACTAAAAACATTTAAAAATTTTGTTACATTTTCACTAGCATTATCTATATTAGGGTATCCTGTACTATCTCTAGTAACCCCTAATTTTGACTCAGCAGCTTCAATACCGGGTTTTAATTTTTCACCTAATGTTCTAAACGTTTTAGGTATTTCAGGCGATGTTGCAGCAGCTCTTGGTAATACACCTCTTAATGCACCCATACGATTAGCCATATTTTTTAAATAACCATTTGCTTCTTTTTGTAAATCTACCGCAGATTTTGCTGGCTCATTCATCTTTTCAAGTTGTAATCTATCACTTTCTGTTAAATCTTTAACCGCTTTGAAAATAGGATTACCTTTTTCGTCTTCTCCAAAATTAATTTTATATTCATTACCCTCCATTTGAGCCATATTGGCAATCATCTCTTTATCTTTCTCATTCGCAAATGCCGATGGGAATTTTATAGTACTCATTTTTCTATCAAACTCACCGGCATTGATTGCCATTTTGGCAAACTCTTCAGTATTGATACCCGCAGCCGTTGCAATTTCCCTTAATTGTGCCTGAGCACCAGGTAAGATAGACATTTTTTTATTTTTCTCATCAAAATATGTTAAAGATTTGGACGCTTCTAATAAAGATTCTTGTAATTTCTTAGGGTCATTTCGTGCCATATCCATCAACTTATACGGGTCTAAAAGACTTGTGACTTGAACACCCAATCTTTGGAAGCTAGCGGCCATTTCAAACGCCTTTTCAGGGTTAAATAATTCATCCGCAACTTTTAAGGTGCTACTCATATCAATTCTTAATCCTGCCGCCTTCGCCGCCATTTGAGCCATTCCCTGAACTCCGTTATCAAAATTATAAAGGGCTAACTTACCTATATTTTTTTCAAGTTGTCCATATACCGCAGTTGCAGTAACACCAACTTCTCTAGCAGTATTTAAAACACCGGTCATTTCTTTACCAATATTATATAATCCATATCCGGCATCTGTAAACGACCTAACCATTTTAGCGGTTGTTTCCGCATTTGTTTTTGTACCATCACCTATTAATTGACCAATAGCGAAAAAATCTTGATAAGCCTTTTCATTTAATATTGTTTGTGTTTGTAATCCATTAACTACCCCTTCTTGGATTTTTTGAACATCTTCCATTTGTCCACCAAGTTCCATAACACTGGTTGTTGCCTGAATAATATTAACCCCAATAGCTCTAGATAAATCTCTACTACCACCAAATTTTGTTGCTAACCTTCCGGCAGCATCTTCCGCAGTATTTAAAGACTTAACCAATTCATCTATCGCTTTACCACCAATATTAGAAGACACTAAAGTTTTTAAATCACCAATTTCTTTTAATATTGATGTTAAATCAAATTTTTCTGTTGTTGTTGAAGTTGGTTGAGTATCTTTACTACTTGACTTGTCTTGAAAAAGCATAATAAATTATTTACTATATAAATAGTTATTCGTTAGTTTTCTTTAGGTGTGTTATCCTCAATAAACTTATTAATTATATATTTTCTTAAATATACGGGTAGTTGTATGAAATCAGAATAAGACACGTTTAAGTGTCTTGTACATACATAATATTCCCAAGATTGGAATTCCCTATAATCAGAAGAAAGGCCGAAAAAACTCTACCCCAAAGACTATATTTACATATGTCTCTTTTCCTGATGGGGTAATTACTTTTTTTATTAAATCAAGTGAAGGTTCATTATCGTCTATAAATTTTTTGATATATTTTGCATCGGAAATTGGAAGTGATTCAACATTTTGAGCAATAGTTGATTTATCATTAGAACCGTTAAACTCAACAATCATTTTATTTAGTTTCCATGTCTGTTTTGGTGCTATTCTACCTTGTGGGTAACTTTCCGCCATTTTATCCAACTCATTTAATTCACCATAAGACAAAGGTTTTAATTTAACTGAAACACCTGATTTAGGTAATATTGTAGAAAATGTACCGTCCTCATTAGGTTGTATATCACTTTTCTTTATGAATAGTTCTTCTAAAGAAATGGTCGCTGTAAATTCTTTACCTGTTTCATCATCTTTTAGTTTGAAACTATAATCTCCACCAAATGCAGTGTTTCTTAAGAATATTAAGATGGCTTGTATATCACCATTTAATAATTCTTCAGGTTTAATATCCGGTTCATATATTTTACTACGTAATAGTGTTAAAATAATTCCGTCTTTAGTTGCGTTTTCACCTGCCATCAATAGATTTTCATCTGAAGCTGTTAAATAACCGACTTTTATACTTTTTTTCTTAGACTTATAAAATACACCTCCAGAAGGTAGCTTAACTACATCATGTGGTAATGTGAAATTTTGTTGTCCATATACTGCTGATTCATCCATATAAAAAAAATTAACCGTAGAGAGTTTATAGTTTCCCTACGGTTAAATATATTAAACTTTATTTCTTTATCAATAGATAATTTATAATATTAATAAACTAATATACATCTATCCATTCTTAAAGTTGCCGATATTGTTGCTAAACCATCTTGAGAATAGTTTAAGTCACCAAAATTAACATCAGTTAAAAAAGTATCTTGTAATATCCACTTTTCAATAACAACACCAGTTGGGTCAAGCATCTCCAAGTCAATATTTCTTTTATAACCAACCGCATATCCCATACGACCGGTAACTGATTCAGCGTGTAAACGAACCCATTCCATCAAAGCTTGCGCTGCTGAAGGACCAATTGGGTCTCTAAATTTAACACTTAATGCTTCCCAATTGAATCTACCTGCTACGAAAGTCGAGGTGTTTAAAAATTGAATTTCAGTCGCACCAATTTTAATATGTGGTCTTTGTGTTGATTCTACGAACCATTCATTAATACCCAATGGTCCAGGAAACCGTAAAATGAATCGGTTCATTCTTTTAGGTTCGTACGGTATGGGCATTTTCATTAATAAATCAGCCATGTTATTATTTTTTAAATTGTTTTTTTATTTATGTAACTATAAATATTTCGTTATCTAAAATATTTTTCTATTTACTTTATTTTTTTATCTTTTATTTTCTACTAGAAACTAACTAGTACTTAATAAATATTAATATCTAGTTTTTATACCACTAGATGTTGAATATGTTTTAACTATATTATCTGGTTTATTTTCAAAATGTTTCTTAATTGCTTCTACATTCTTAATATCATCATCTGAAAATCCTACAGTAGGTAAAAAAAAGTTTTTAATATTGTTTTTTAAATATGCTTTTTTATTCAAAGTATGAGATAATTCTTTAATATATTTAACAAATGATTCTAAAGCAATTATTTTTTCTTCTTCAGGATTACTTTCACTACCTTTTCCAAATGAAACCGGATAAAATCTACATAAATCTAAATAAGATTTAATAAGTTCCATGTCTGATAATTCTTCTTCATCTGTAAAATGTCTAAATTTTTTTAGATTTTTTAACAGTTGAGTTTTATCAATACCGTTAAATCCTGATATTATATAATTATATACTGCCTCTTTAATTGTTTTTGGATTATGACCTCTTGCTGTTATTATTGAAAAAATTGAACCATTATTAATTGCCTCTACAAAATCAGTCCAAGCTGGTCCTGTTTTTGCCAACATTGAATCAATAATAAAATCTTTATCCCCTTCAGTTCTAAAATTTTTAAATGGGTCACTATTGAATCCTACAATAGTTTTACCATTATAATCAAAATTTTCTTTACCTATTTTACTTCTATATTTAGCAAAATCTTCAGTTGTCATCCCAATTACATCTCCTTCACTATCTTTAACCATTATTCTTGTTGGCATTATAACAATATTATCATCCCAGTCAAATGCATAGTATTTTAAATCCGGAGACCCCTCTTCAGTAAATCCTTCTTTTAATCTTTTTTTTAACATAAAATTATAGGCTATTAAAGGGGATACTATTGTACCCCCTTTGTATTTTTTTAGATATTGTCAAATGATGCACCTGTTGGTGTAATCAAGAATTCGATATCTATGAATTCTAATGCTCTAGTTGGTTTTATATATATTTTACCGACTAATTGATTTTTATCCAAATCTTCAGGTGATGAAGAAACTGTTACACGGAAATCGTATAAACCTCTATCTCTTCTAATTGCATCTAATATTGGATTAACAGCGTTTAAGAAATCTTGTCTTACTTTATCGTCATTTTGTTCAAACAATAATCTT